TAAGAACTTTAAAACCTTAAAGACTTTGTAAACTTGTTATTCTTTTCCTTACTTCTACTTATTAGTTTCTTAAAAGTTCTTTGAAGTCTTAGAAGTTCTTGAAAGTTCTTTGAAGTTGCCCCTAAATTTTTGCCCTTTGTTGTGTTGGTCTCTTAGGTTCTTTGGAGTTCTTCTAAGTTCTCTGTAGGGCGGGGCAGTGTGCCAGCCCCCCTCCCCACTATATGTATAGCATACGCATACAAAATTACCAAATCTAGGCATTAACCAGATACTAGTTTACACCCGGACTTTTCAGACCTTTGCGGGTTCACTAGTTTTTGGTATTATTTGGTTGGGGATATTTACTTAGGTAGACCCGGACGGGCACTAATGTTATTATATACTTGTTAGGTGATTTTGTCAAGACTATTGACAAATTTAGTTTCCAAGTATATACTAAGTAACATGGCCATACTTCCAAGTGTAACAAATAATAACAAACGACAACTCACAACCAAGCAACAAGCTTTTTTAGAACACTTAGTCGAAACTCAGGGTGATGCTAAACAAGCGGCTGAATTGGCTGGGTATACTTCCCATTATCATCATGTTGTTAAAACACTTAAAAATGAAATTATAGAATTAACTCAAGAGGTCTTAGCAAACTCTGCCCCACAAGCAGCTTTTAAACTAATTGAGATTATGAGTTCTAGTAAGCCTATTATTCAAGCTAATAATAAATTAGCTGCTGCTACAACTTTACTTGATAGAGTTGGAGTCAGTAAAGTCGACAAAGTTGACATTAATCATAACTTAAACTCAGGTGGCATTTTTTTGATGCCTGATAAGGCAGTATTAGACGTAGAAGATGCAGACTATGAAGATGTTCCTGACGGAATTTAAAGATAAAAATATAAGTTTTTCAGGCCCGAATATTATTGCGGAGACTTTAGAACTTGCTAAACTTACAGCCGAGGCTCATGGTTTAATTATTACCGGTGAGTTTAATGAGATTCATGTTAGTGAGGATAGTCCTGATTATACTTATGTTAATAAAATTAATGAGGATGATATTACAATTCATTAATTATGGCTAAGAAAAAAAGAAAATCAACAGTTAATAAAGCAGGTAATTATACTAAACCTACAATGCGTAAGAGGCTTTTTGAGAGAATCAAGGCTGGTACTAAAGGCGGTAAAGCCGGTCAGTGGTCTGCTCGAAAAGCCCAGCTCTTAGCAGCAGAGTATAAAAGAAAAGGTGGCGGCTATAAGTAATGGCCAAAAGTCGAGCTCAACAAGCGGCTATTGCCATCGCTAAAAAGAAGTCAGGTAAATATAATAAAGCAGGAAAGCGAGTAGCACCTTATGCCCCTAAAAAGAGGAAGTAGTCAAAAGACTATTTCTAGTAATATTAAAAAGCTTAAAAAAGAAGGTAAACCACAAAGACAAGCGGTTGCTATTGCTTTAGCCAAAGCAGGTAAGAATGACAAGAAAAAAAGACCCCAAAGTAGGAACAGGAAAAAAACCAAAAGGTAGTAGTCGTAGACTTTACACTGATGAAAACCCTAAAGATACAGTCTCTATTAAGTATGCTACACCTACAGATGCTCGTAAGACTGTGGCTAAAGTTAAAAATATCAATAAGCCTTATGCTCGTAAGATTCAAATTTTAACTGTTTTAGAACAACGAGCTAAAGTTGCTGGTAAAAATGAACAAGCACAAATAGCTAAAAAAGGCAAAGAAGCTATTAGAAGAAAACATAACAGAACATAATGGCATTAAAAAAATCACAACGTAGTTTAAAAGACTGGACTAGACAAAAATGGCGAACTAAGTCTGGTAAAAAGTCGTCAGAAACTGGTGAAAGATATTTACCAGAAAAAGCTATTAAGTCTTTATCAGCTCAAGAGTATGCTGCTACTAGTCGAAAGAAAAGAGCAGATACTAAAAAAGGTAAACAATTTTCTAAACAGCCAAAAAAAATTGCTCGTAAAACTAGGAAGTATAGGAAAACTAGATAATGGCCCATGAGAATAGGAAAAAATCTTTATTAAAGAAGCATAACTTGAGTGGTGTTAATAAACCTAAACGCACCCCTAGTCATAAAACTAAATCGCATATGGTTTTAGCTCAAGATGGTCATAAATTAAAATTAATAAGATTTGGACAACAAGGTGTTGTTGGTTCTGGTAAGAATCCAAAAACAGCAAAAGATAAAGCTCGTAGAAAATCCTACTATGCCCGACATAATGCTCAAGACCCTAATCCAAGTAAAATGAGTGCTCGTTATTGGGCTCATAAAACTAAATGGTAAGATGCCACACGCAGGACATTTTAAAGTAAAATCTAGTCACAAACGTTTGAGTGCGGCAAGAAATAAAAAACGTGCAGAACAAAGAGGGGTCTCAAAAGAGGAGTTTGCTAAAAACTGGGATAGAATTTTTGGAACAAAGGATAATAAATGAAAATGATACCTGATGGTTATATTAGAAGAACTTCATCAACTATTCCGTTTGGCTATGAGTTAGATGAAGATATTGAAGGTTATATCAAACCAAACCCCCAAGAGTTACAAGTTTTAAAAGAAGTATCTGAAGCAGTCTTTCATGGTGAAATAAGTTTAGGTATTGGTGTCGATTGGTTAGAGGCCGAAACTGGTCGTAGAATGTCTAGACCGGGTTTAAAAAAACATGTAGATAAAATTTATGGCCGCAGAGAATAAAAATAATTCAAAAGACTTGACAAATGCAAAAACTGAGGGTATACTAAACGAAGATACTTCGTCTGTCCGTAAAAAAGGTAGACCAAGAAACTCTGAACTTTCTGATGTACAATTAGCTTTACAGGCTAAACGAAGATTAGATAAAAAGAATCAGAAAGTAAAAAAGCTAACTAGAAGTTTAGCTCGAGCTAAAAAAGAAATAAAAAGCGAAGAGAAAGCTTTAACATCTAATGTTTTAACTAAAGAAGAAACAAAAGTTCTTCCACAGCAAATTCAAGAACATTTAGATGAAACTGGTTCGCATGTGGCTTTTATGCCAAATGAAGGACCACAGACAGATTTCTTAGCTGCACCAGAAAAAGATGTTTTATATGGTGGAGCAGCAGGGGGTGGTAAAAGTTTTGCAATGCTTATTGACCCATTGCGGTATTGTCATAAAAGTGCTCACAGAGCTTTAATACTTAGAAGGTCAATGCCAGAGCTTCGAGAGCTTATAGATAAATCTCGGGAGTTGTATCCAAGAGCATTTCCCGGAGCAAAGTTTAGAGAGGTAGAAAAGTTATGGAACTTTCCCTCTGGAGCTAAAATAGAATTTGGATTCTTGGAAAGAGATGCTGACGTGTATCGTTATCAAGGTCAAGCCTACAGTTGGATTGGTTTTGATGAGATTACACACTTACCAACAGAGTTTGGTTGGAACTATTTAGCATCACGATTAAGAACAACTGACCCAGAGCTGCAAACATATTTAAGATGCACAGCTAATCCGGGAGGAGTAGGAGCTCAATGGGTTAAAAAAAGGTATGTTGAACCATCAAATCATAATAAAAGTTTTGTTGGTAAAGATGGTTTAACACGGAAATTTATTCCAGCACGACTGCAAGACAATCCCTTTCTCGCAGAAGATGGTGAATATGAAAGAATGTTACTTTCGCTGCCACCAGTACAAAGAAAGCAGCTCTTAGAAGGTAACTGGGAAATAAGTGAAGGTGCAGCCTTTGCTGAATTTGACCTTGATATTCATGTCATACCACCATTTGAAATACCTGCTTGGTGGGAAAGATTAAAAGGAGTTGACTACGGATATGCTTCTGAAAGTTGTTGCTTATGGGCTGCTATAGACCCAGAAGATAAGACCATCATTATATATAGAGAGTTATACGAAAAAGGTCTAACGGGTGAAGCTCTAGGTAATAGAATAACTGAATTAGAAGAGTCTGAAGTTAAATCTATAACAGGTGTACTTGATACTTCTGCTTGGTCTAAAACAGGATACTCTGGACCAACAATAGGAGAAACTTTAGTTC